AAAGATAGAGGCACAGTGTATGGTTGTAACGCATTGTATAGAGAATTTACACCTGATTATTTGGTTGCAGTTGACACAAAAATGATTAGGGAAATACACGCAGCAGGTGCATACACTACAAATAATGTTTGGACTAATGCAAACAAATATACTAGAGAGTTGCAAGGAATAAACCTGTTTAATCCCAATTTAGGTTGGAGCAGTGGACCTACTGCACTTAACTTTGCAAGTCATAATGGTGCTGAAACAATATACATATTAGGCTTTGATTACGTAGGTATAGGCAAACAAAACGAACTTGTAAACAATGTTTACGCAGGCACAGACAACTATAAAAAAGTAAATGATAGGGCAACATATTACGGAAATTGGCAAAGACAGACTTCTATGGTAATAAAACGAAACCCTCGTCGAAGGTATATAAGAGTAGTTGAAACAGAGGATTACTTTGTTCCAGATAGCTTGGTAGGGTTAGAGAATTTACAACATATAACAGTCGATAAATTTAAAAAAATATTAAAAATTTCATAAGTGCGTAGAAAATAAGCTCATTTGAGCCTATTTCGGCGTACTTTTTTCTATAAAGTGTAAATATAATAGACAGCCTTGTAAAGATATATAAAGGAGATTAACATGACTGATCGAGCAAAGTTTGAAGAAATGCTTGAGCGTCTTATTGCAGAAGATAATGCAGGCGCAGAAGAGCTATTTCATGAAATCGTGGTAGAAAAATCACGTGAGATTTACAGTAGTATTTTAGAGTCAGAAGAAGAAGTTGAAGAAACAACTGACGAAGAAGTAGACGAGTCAGAAGATGACGACCTAGACGAAGCAACTGATGAAGAAGTTGATGAGTCGGAAGAAGAAGTTGACGAAGCAACTGACGAAGAAGTAGACGAGTCAGAAGACGAAGACCTAGACGAAATGTTTGGCCTAGACGAGTTTGAAGCAGAAGCAGACCCAATGGATATGGGTGGTGACGCAACAGACGACATGATGGGTGACATGGAACCAGATATGGACGACGAAGGTGACGACGAAGAAGCTGAAGGTCCAGAAGAAGCAATGGCAGATCTAAAAGACGCACTTGCAGCCTTAGAAGCAGAATTTGAAAAAATGATGGGCGACGAAGGCGATGACGACGAAGGTGAAGAAGAGCCAGAAGAAGAAGCAATGGCATTCGAAGCTGACGAAGAAGTTGAAGAAGCAGCAGACGAGGAAGTAGAAGAAGCAGCAGATGAAGAAGTTGAAGAAGCTACAGACGAAATCGACGAAGCAGTAGAAAAATCAGCAGCAGAAGTTATGCGTGAGTATGTCAACAAAATGACAGACGAGCCAAAAAAAGGCGACAATGGCGCAAATGCTAAATCAGTAGTAGCAGGCAAAAACGATATGGGCGGCACAGCAGCTAACATCGTAGCAGGCGACACAGAAGCAGGTGTAGAAGCTAACAAAGGTAACTTGAAAGGTTCAGCACTAAGCGACCAAAACGCTAAAGAAGATAACGCAGGTAACAGAAATGTTAAAGGCGGTACAAGTGCCAAATCAGGCATGAAAAACGAACCTGGCCACGGTGCTGAGAAATCAGGCAAGCCAGAGCAAGCAGCTAATAAGAAATCAACTATTGGCAGCTAATTAAGGACTGACGGATGAACCTACTACGAGAAAATTTGAGTTTCGATAAGGCGAAGATGGTTGTTGAGTCTGCTAGTGAAGGCAAAGATCTTTTCATGAAAGGTATTTGTATTCAAGGCGGAGTACGCAACGCAAATCAGCGTGTTTATCCCGTAAATGAGATTAGCAGGGCTGTCACCACGCTCAACGAGCAGATAGCCGAAGGTTACTCACCATTAGGAGAAGTAGATCATCCAGACGGACTACAAATTAACCTAGACCGTGTATGCCTCATGATTGAAAGCATGTGGATGGACGGACCTAACGGTTACGGTAAACTAAAAATCCTACCAACTCCGATGGGCGGACTAGTTAGAACAATGCTAGAAAGCGGCGTAAAGCTAGGCGTCTCATCGAGAGGTAGTGGTGAAGTTGACGCTCAAGGTAACGTCAACGGTTTTGAAATAATCACTGTGGACGTTGTGGCACAGCCCAGCGCCCCCGGTGCGTATCCTACACCAATTTACGAGCATCTAATGAACGAAAAAGGTGGATACAAGGCAATTTTAACTTCAAAAGAAGTCCAAGGCGACGAAAAGGCACAAAAATATATTGCAGAGAGCTTATTAAATGTAATAAGCAGGCTCCAATAAAAGGAGAAAATAATGGAAGCACTAAAAGCCCTTTTAGAGAGTGATGCAATCTCAGAAGCAATGAAATCAGAAATTCAAGAAGCGTGGGACGCAAAAGTACAGGAAAACAAAATTGCTGTTACTGCTGAACTGCGTGAAGAGTTTGCTGGCAAGTACGAGCACGATAAAAGTGTGATGGTTGAAGCTGTGGACAAGTTGGTTAGCGAAAAGCTAGCTGAAGAAATGGCAGAGTTACATGAAGATCGTAAGCAACTTGCAGAGCAAAAAGCAAAGTATGCTATGAAAATGCGTGAAGATGCAGATTTAATGGCATCATTTGTTAAAAAGACTCTTGTTAAAGAAGTTTCTGAACTACACGAAGACCAAAAAGCAATGGCAAGCAAATTCTCAATGCTAGAAGAATTCGTTGTAGATCAACTTGCAGCTGAACTTGCAGAGTTCCAAGAAGACAAAAAAGACCTTGCAGAAACAAAAGTACGACTAGTTCGTGAGGGCAAGGAACACTTGGCTAAAGTCAAAACAGACTTTATTCAAAGAAGTGCTAGTGCAATTCAAGAAACAGTTACTAAAGCTCTTACAACAGAGATCAAGCAACTTAAAGAAGATATTGACACAGCACGTCAAAATGATTTTGGGCGTAAGATTTTCGAAGCATTCGCTAATGAATACATGGGTTCACACCTAAACGAAACATCAGAAACCAAAAAGCTATTGAACGTTGTTGCTGCTAAAGACAAACAAATTGCAGAAGCAAAAGACTTAGCACTAAAAGCTAAGGAAGTTGCAGTTGCAAAAGACGCAGAAGTTAAGCGTCTAACTGAAGCACAAACACGTACAGCTAAATTAAACGAACTCGTTGGACCTTTAAGCAAGGACCAAAGAGAAATTATGACAGACTTACTGGAATCAGTACAAACAAGCAGACTACAATCTGCGTTTGACAAGTATCTACCAGCGGTTATCCAAGGTAACACTCCAGCGAAGCAGAAGGCAGTTCTATCAGAGGCAAAAGAAGTAACAGGCAACAAAACAACAAACAGTTCTAATAAAGCAGACCATAATGTCATTGACATTAAGCGTCTAGCTGGATTATAATAAGGAGAAAGATAATGTCAGAACTATTAGAAAGTCGCTGGCAGGAGACCAAAAGTGCCCTAGTTGAAGGCCTATCAGGCAACAAAAAAGCTGTGATGGAGTCAACTCTTGAAAATACTCGTAAGCATTTGATGGAGACAGCAACAGCGGGCGGAACTTCTGCAGGTAACGTAGCAACTCTAAACCGTGTGATCCTACCAGTGATCAGACGTGTTATGCCAACAGTGATCGCTAACGATCTAGTTGGTGTACAACCAATGACTGGTCCAGTCGGTCAAATTCACACACTACGTGTTCGCTATAGCGACACAGCAGGCACAGGCGCAAGCGGTGCAGTAGCAGGTGAAGAAGCACTGTCACCATTTAAAATTGCTGAAGCATATTCAGGTAACACAACAACTGGAAAAGCAGACGCAACAGCAGCACTAGAAGGTGCAGCTGGTAACAGACTAAGCATCCAAATCTTGAAGCAAACAGTCGAAGCCAAATCACGCAAACTAAGCGCACGTTGGACATTCGAAGCAGCTCAAGACGCTCAGTCACAGCATGGCATCGACGTAGAAGCAGAAATCATGGCAGCACTTGCACAAGAGATTACTGCTGAAATCGACCAAGAAGTTATTGCTAGCCTAAACACACTAGCAGGTACAGGTTCAGAAACATATGACCAAGCAGCAGTATCAGGTACAGCTACATTCGTTGGTGACGAACACGCAGCTCTTGCAGTTCAAATCAACCGTGTTGCAAACTTGATTGCACAGCGTACACGCCGTGGTGCTGGTAACTGGGCAGTTGTTTCACCAACAATGCTAACAGTGCTACAATCAGCAACAACAAGTGCATTTGCACGTACAACTGAAGGCGCATTTGAAGCACCAACAAACACAAAAATGGTTGGTACATTGAACAACGCAATGAAAGTATATGTAAACACATATGCAGCAGACGATGACGTACTAGTTGGTTACAAAGGTTCAAGCGAATCAGACGCAGCAGCGTTCTACTGCCCATACATTCCATTGATGAGCAGTGGTGTTGTTCTAGATCCAGATACATTCGAGCCAGTCGTGAGCTTCATGACTCGTTACGGTTATGTGGAACTATCAAACACAGCATCGTCACTAGGTAACGCAGCTGACTACCTAGGTAAAGTTGAAGTTACAGCAGGTAACCTAAGCTTTAGCTAAGATTTATTTTTTAATAAGAGAAAAGGCCCTACGGGGCCTTTTTTTATGAGTAAATACAACATGAAACAAAATAATTTATGGACATACGGTTGCAGCTGGACACAAGGTAATTCTTTAAAAGACGTTTACGGCGATCTTACTGGAGGCAAACATAGTAATTTTGCGTATCCAAAGGTTTTGTCAAAACAGTTAAGAATGAATTGCAAAAATAGAGGATTTTCTGGCAGGGGAAATGATGCTATTTTGCATAGTATATTAAACGATTGTGATAAATGGCAAGAAAATGATATTGTAATTGTTATGTGGTCTGGATACACGAGAAAAGTTTTCTATAACAATGACAGTCAAGAGGGTCTTAATTTAGTAGCAAATGTTCCTGGTCATTCTCAAAAATGGTTTGATAGCTATTTAAAATATGATTCTAACTCAAATTGGCTTGATAGTAGGATTCAATCTGGTTATAACAGACTTGCTGCTGAAACAATTGCAAATGGTAAAAATATACTATTAATACATACAGAAACAGATTTTGGCGATATATATGATCCAAAAGAAGGGAAAGATGTTGTTGAAGAAAAAATTAAAAAAAATAAATTCAAACACTTTGTCAAAATACCTTTTGAAAACGATCACGGTGCATTAGATGAAGCACATCCGGGACCTATTTGGCATGCAAAAGTTGCAACTTATTTTTATAATTACATTAAAAGGATTAAATAATACAAAGCAAAGGAATAAACATGCCTATAGGAACCATTGACAAATTTAACAAAAACAGAAAATACAGTATTATTAAACCAAAAGAATGGAAAACAGAACGTAGAGACGTACTGTTTTTAAGTGCAGAATATGATTTTG